TTTACTAATTTATTAAATTCTTTTTGTTTTTCGTTTAATATAGCTAATTCTTTCTTTTGATTTTCTCTTTTTTCTTTTTGATGTTCTATTTCTTTTTGTTGTTTTTCGATTAGATTTAAAATTATATCTATTGCGTTTAATTGATTTATTTTTGTATTTAAATTACTGCTTAAATTTGCAAATTCTCGTATTTCAATTAAACTTTCGATTGCTTTCTTTTCTTCATCACTTAACATTGTTTACTCCTTCCAACCTAATTCTTCGCATTTTTTATTTATTGCTTTTAGTTCTTGCATTGTAAGCCACTCAAATCCATCATAATAATTAAAACAAGCAATTTCTTTTCTTTCTTTATTTATTTTAATAACTTTGTCATCATCATTTTTTACTTCAAATTCAATTCCATTTTCCCTTTCAAGCCATAATCCTAAATCATCAAACATCTCATCTGCTGTTTTTTCTTTATCTAATCCGTACATTTTTCTTGTAGCTCTTAGTTCGTCGTCGTCTAAATCAAATGCCATTGCTATCACTCCTTACCTTTATCTAAATTAACTGGTTCTCCATAAACTTCAATTTGTTTTAATGTAATTTCTTTCTCAATATTTCTCTTTTCTGATATTAAACTAGGTACTACTATTCCTAATACTATTATTAAAATTGCAGTTATATACCCTAATAATAAATCTTTATCAAGTTCATTATGCATTCTTTTTCCTTCCTTTCTGGTATTTAATATGATTATATTTTTAATTTTTCTGTTTTTCTAATATTTCATTTTTTAGCTGAACAAAAGCTATTCTTTTCCCTTCATTTTCATTAAACTTATCTCTTAAACATATTGAAAAACTATCTCTTATATCTACTCCATAAGACTCTGCTTTTATTTCCTTATATTCGTCTGATATTTTCTTATCGTACTTATCAAAAATTTCCCTTAACCATTCTTCTTTTATTTTCATATTACTTATTTCTCCTTTCTGGTATTCCATACCCGCTTTGTTTTATGCCAAAGTACTGGCTTACATTTTTCTTTATTGCAAGTATATTGCTTGCTACATTGTTTACAGTTCATAGTTTTTATATCCTTACTTTTTATTTATTTTTCTTAAAAATTCTGCATTATAACAATTTTCACACACTCCATAACCAAATCCTGATTCTTTATGTATTTCTAATGAAGTGTAACAATCGCCAAATTTAACAGTTCTTCCACATCTAGCACAATTTATTATTTCATCCATATCTTCTGAATAAGTTTTACAATTCCAGTCATCTGGTATTTTATATGGTTCATAATCATGCTTTTTATAATTCCATTTACCAACTATCATTTTTTTCCCCTTTATTTATTGTTTGTAAAAAAATAAAATATATAGCTACTATTGATAATATAAAAAATATTACATTACCTAACCACTCTATTTTTGAATTTACAAAATATTCTGCAACAATAGGACTAACAATATGAATTAATAAAAAAACATTCTCTATTGCTAAAATAACTAATAATTTTATGGTATAATTTTTCATAATTGTTTCCTCCTATATTTTATTTATTTTTCTTATTAAAATAATTTTCAATAAATTCTATCATTTCATCATCTTCAGAAAAAAACATATCTCGGTCCATACTTCTTGATATATTTACCATAAGTTGACCAAAACGCCAATCACTTGCGTTTTCTTCCCAAACTTTACCTAACCTATCTAAAAAAGGCTTAATTCTTTTTTTATCTCTCATTTTTTATCACTTCTCCTTTTTTTTACTTTTATTATATGTAATTTGTATATTTATTTGTTTATTTGAAAAATATCCAGTTATACATCCTATAATAAACCCAAATAAAAAGTACCACATTATATTTCCTCCTTAAATAAATTAATAAATATTTTTTCTAGTACATTTACTACAATTGAATTTCCCGCTTGTTTATAAAGCTGGGTATTGCTTGTCGGAATGTTTTTTGCTTTTTCAAAGTCTTCATCACTAAATCCGCATAAGTCTCCAACATTCTTTAGGTGTTAGCTTTCTTATTCTAATTCTTTCATTCCTTAAAACAGTTGCACTTGAAGTAACACTTCCACATTGCGTTGTTTGCGACGGAGCAATATCTTTTATTTCTGTTTTATTGTAAGGATTAAACATTTCTGGAATATACCCTTTTTCTTGCACAAATTCATCATATTTTTTTTCAATATAAGAAACATTTGTAGCTGTAACTGTTCCATGATTTTCTTTTACAGTAGGAGCTAAACCTTTGCTGTCTACAATTCTGCTAGCATCATGATTGCTAGGCATAGAGTTTCCTATTGTTTCTATTTTTGGTTGTCTATTTCCGCCTTTTAAATTTCCTACTTGTACGCATTTAGGGTCTTTCCAATCTCTAGCACATAAAGTATCACAATAATCTTTTTTCTGTATTCTAGTTTTACCTACATTATAATTTGTTGTTTTAATTCTGTTTATTTGTACTTCCCCAACCACCTTTTCTTTGACTTTCAGTATCATCATTATCTGTTTTTAAATACTTAATAAACATTCCTTGAGCAACTCTTTCATTTTTATTTACTTTCCATGTTTCTTCACCATAATTATAAAATAATAATCCTATTTCGCCTTCGTTATCTTCGTTGTCTGCAAAATCACTATCTATCCAAGCTGAAGAATTTGCAAGCATAATATGTTTTTTGCCCATTGAGCTTCTTACATTCAATATTAAAGCTTCATCGTCTTGCATATATGCTTTTATTCCTGTTTTTAACATATATGTTTCTTTAGGTTTTAGTTCGAAATTTTCAGGGCTACAGAAATCATAAGCCATACTATTTTTTGTACTTCTTTTAGGTAAATCAAATTTAATCTCATTCATTTGATAACCATTACTTTTAATTCTATTTACATATTCAAATTTTCTTAACATATTAATCTCTCCTTATTTTTTAAATTCTATTTTCATTTCATTAATAATATATTCTAATATTCTATCTAAGTTCATCTCTATTTGTCGCCATACATCTATTTTATATTGTTTTGCGTTTTGAGAAAAACCAGATACTATTATTTCATATTCTGACCTGCTCCAATATTGAGCCATAAAATTTCTTTTCATACTTTCTTTGAAGTCTTCGTATGTTATTATTTTATTCTTTTTAATCCTATTTGCTATTTCCTCAGGAGATTTACTTCCGAATATATTATAATTTCTTATTTCGTCTCTATTAAAATCATGTAGCAATACATTCCATTCTAATTTAGCTTTTTTAATTCTCATTTTATCATCTCCTTTTCATTTAAAAAGGTATATTCCCTCGATTAAAAAATTGTTTCTCCAACATCTCTGTTAATTTATAAAAATTTTCTTCTATTTGACGTTTTTCTTCTTCTTTCTTTTCTTGCTTTAAAAAATCTTGCATTCCATTAATACTAGTAACGTCAATAGTACATAAATCATTATAAAATTGCTGAGTAGGACTAACATAAACATCACTACGAACCCATGTTGGTCTCCATTCTCGTGCTGTTATCCCATCTATTGAAATATAAGTAGTTTCAAGTTCTTCTCCCATATTCTTTTCTCCTTTCTTTTTTTATCAATATGATTATATATTAAAATGTTAATTTTGTCAATAGGTTTTTTAAAATTATTTTATAAATTCATAAAATAATCGTCATAATCTAAATCTTGATTCGTAATATTATTCAAATTCTCTGTAATTTGTTCTTTTTTTTGTTCCTGATATGGTTCTTTTTTTTCTACAATTTTTACGATAGTATAATTTGCTCTATGTCCTTCTTTACTTAAACAAGTAGAATACTTACCAGCCGAATTTTTTTGAATATAGCCTTTTCTAGCCCAATCTTTTTGTATTTTCTTATAATCAAAGCCGTTATCTTGTAATATTTTTCTTAATTGGCTACTAATAATAGCAATTTCAAAATCATCTTTAACTCCCCAAAAACCTCCACGGTCTTGGTCGGCTCTAAATCTTGCATTATTAATTTCACATTCATCCAAAAACATTTCATAAGCTCTTTGAGAGTTATCAATCTCATCTTTAGTAAACATATAAGGTAAAACATCTTTAGACTGAAGCGGTTTTTCATTTTTAAAAATACATTTACAAGCCAAATCATCAGCTAATAAAAGCATAGCCATATTAATAGCTTGTTTTTCTTCCGTTTTATTATAAGCCATCAACTGATTATATTTTTCATAGAATAGAGCATTTAATTCTTCTTTACTAATTTGTTGAATATAATCAATAAAAACTTTTCCAGCAGTACCATAATGGTCCGCTAAAAAATTACATACACCCATACCATCTTCAACAATATCTTTAGTAATATAAATTTCAATTAATCTATTCATAGTACCACCACCAGAGTTATAATTACTTGCAGCTTCTTCACCAGTAAAAATGAAAGTATTGTTCCAAGTTTTAACACCCTCAATTCCGCCATCAGCTCTAGCTTTTCCCCTGTCGATACCTTCAGTAATAGTCATAATTAAGTGATTAACATTTCTAGTATATGTTTGAAGTTCATCAAAGAAACAAGGCAAATGGTTCATAAAAGCAGCGACACGCAAATAAAAGTTAACTGTACTATCCATTTTAAACATAAGTTTCCCGTTACCGTTATCACCCCAGATAGACATAGCAATTCTACCAGCGACAGATTTTTTACCACCAGTTGCACCCCATAAATGAGTAATAAAAGATTGTCTATGTAGTAAATGAAGTAAAGGGCTTGCAAAACTTGTAGCCATAACCAATTTAAGGACCGTATTATCAATTCTTAATTTATGAATTTCATCTCTCCAATCTTCAAATTTACCTTTAGAAGTAATACTTTCAAAAATAGGTCTAAAAGCATCTTCACCATCAAATTCAACGCCTTCATCATAAGGTAAAAACTTATTACCAAACCAACCCATTTTACTAGTGCTAACATTTTCAGGGATATTATTATTATTAATCAAATCCCTAATAAAGCTAACCAGCAATCTAGCACTATCAGTAGTAACGTCAACACCTTTATTTGCAAGTCTAGTGATTTTTCCAGTATGAGAAAGAACTTCTCTACTTACGATAAAGCAATTCCATTTTCCGCGATTTAAAAAAGCACATTTAACAAGTTCTTCATTTGTTTCATTATTTCTCAATATACAAATAGGTTGAATCAAAGTAGAAGTTACGAGAGTAGTTTTCCCATTATCAAATTTTCTAATACATCCCATTTTATCCTTATAAAACATAGGAGCTTTCATTTCTCTAATAGGTGCTTTTTCACCGAAATCAATTACAGAGGACATTAATTCTTGCTCTCTAATTGTTTGTTGTTGTTGTTTTTGTTCTTTCAAAAATTTCGATTTAAAAGAATTATATTTTGATTTAATAGAAGTTAATACTTTAAAATGTTTAGCACACTCTAGCAATTTTTTCTCTTGTTCTTGCCTATTTTTTTCATTAGGAATACTTAATATTTTATCATAAAGTCTTTCATCTTCTAAGTGTTCTTTTTTAATTTTTTCCCAGTCAATATCCATCTTACTTCTCCTTCGTAAAATATTTTTCTAATAAATCATTTTCCACAATATGTCTAACTGACACATCAAATCTAACACTTATTATAGATTGTGCAAATAAAGTTGTGCAAGATTTACTTGCATTTATAATAGAGCTAACATAAGTTGCATCGCAACCCATATATTTTGCATAAGCATTAGTTCTAAATTCTTTAAAAAAATCCACAAATTCTTCTTTTAATCTATACATTTTCTACCTCCTTTTTATTTTGTACTCCAATAGTATCACAACTATTTGTCTGTGTCAAGCTTTTGTGGAAATAAATTTTTCTTTTTTCTTTTACACAATTATGTGAACTAATATAATTAGCTTGTAAACCCTACCCCATCTTATAAAATTAATTTTTGCAAAAATATTTTTCTAAAAAAAAGACAAGTAATTAATTTGGTATTAAATGGTAAAAATATAGAGAAATATTATGTTAATTAAATTTTAAAAAAATTTTAAAAAATTTGATAAAAATTTGGGTTTTTTATAAAAAAATTTTTCGATTTTTTTTAAACGAATTTTACCGTTTTTTTGCCCTTTTTTTTGCTTTTTAAAAAGTTAGGTAAGAGGGTAAGAGGCTCTAGACCCCTTGAAACTGTAGGGGTTCCAGATGTCTTACCAAATGTCTTACCTAGTTCTGAATAGGGGGGGTCTATAGAGCATAAAAAAAAAAAAAAAATTTTCCTAATTTCTGTAAATTTTTTAATTTTTTTTTGTTCCTTACGACCCCTCTATTTAAAAAAAGGTAAGAAGGTAAGATAATATATATATAATATAGTAATACCAATACTTTGATATATCTTACCTATGTCTTACTTTCTATCTTACCTCTTACCTAAACGTGGGTTACATAATATTTGCTATTCTGCCTTTTTGCCACCCTTCGCAGCATACCCCCATATAATGCCAACAGCTTTGCTGTTGTTTATTTGCTTTCTGTTTTTTATCTTAACTATTGACTTTTATTTACTTTTGTTGTATACTTACTTTAGTGATGTTCTAAGTAGCTTACTTGTCATACTCAATTCAATGAGGGTAGGTTTCGCCCCTTAGCTTAACCCTACCCCCAATTTTTAAAAAGAAATGAGGCGATTTTTTTGGCTCAGGAAAAGACACCTACTAAAAGAAAATCTCATGGGCGTGTTCCTCAGGCTTATGGCTCTATTGACCCAGATTTTTCAAGAAAAGTGCTTAAATCTAGCATGGAAATCATGAAAATTAGAAAAGATAAACCTAAAACTCGAGAAGAAATGATAGACACACTTTCTTCTTTTTTTGATATTTGCAATAAATATGACATGATACCAACAGTAGAACGGACTTTCGCTTGCTACACATTATGATAGAACTACATTATGGGATTTTGAAACGGGTCGTAGAAACTCGCAATTTGCCGACATCGTGAAAGATGCTAAGGAAGTCATTAAGCAATATGACGCAGCAATGGCAGCTAATCGGAATGATTCCAGCGAGCGTTTATCAGTTCCGTGCAAAGAATTTTTATGGAATGAAAGATGTTCAAGAAGTAACTGTATCTCCAAAAACGGATTTAGAACCTGAGAATGTTTCTGAAATTTTGGAACAAATTCCAGACCAATTTGAAGCGGGAAATGAAAGCGGGGAAACAAAATAATTTTTTTTAAAAAAAGTTTTTTTGTGGAAATGTTTGTGCGTGTGTTTTGCCAAACGTTTGTTCGGTATTAATATATAAAAATAAAAATGCGTATAATAAAATAAAAATATTACTACAAATTTTAAAAAATTTGACGCTTTTAAGCTGTTTTATATAAAAAGTAATATTCTTATATACCTAAAAATAAAAAACGCCTTAAATTTGATTTTGAGGCGTTTGTATTATGTTTTATGTAAATTACGCAAAATTAACATTTTGTGCAATGTTTGAATGGTTTTTCTTGTTTTTTTATGTTTTAATATTATAATATACCTTTTATTTTAAAATAAAGATAAAAATAAACCATTTTTATATATAACCTATAAGATTATACACTTAAATATAAAAATCGTTTAAAATTGATTTTAAAGTGTTTTAAAAGGCAATAAAAAAGAAGGTCTAAAACCTTCTTTTTTTCCTTCTTATAACTGTTTTTGTTGCTGTTCCTAAGGTTAACATCCAGACAATTATCTCAATAGTTGTGCATATTATACAAGTTATAATATAAACCGCTTCTAATATTATTTTAAGTGTGTAATATATTGCTGTTGCTATGTAGTGAAATATTGATTTTTTGGTTGTATTGTTTAATATATTCAATTCTAATTCATTTATATTATTTTTCATTTTCTACACCTCCAACAATTTGTTAATATCTTTTATTAATGCCCCTTGTCCTCTGACTGTTTCACCGTTTGACATTTTTAGAATAAAGTCGCCTTTTCCTGTTAGTTTTTCCGCTCCTGTCTGGTCCAATATTATCCTACTATCATATATGCTTGAAACTGTCAACGCTAACCTTGATGGAATATTGACCTTTAAACGCCCTGTTATTGTTTCCCTGTCTGGTCTTTGTGTTGCTAGTATTAAATGAATTCCAGCGGCACGCCCCAATTGTGCAAGTCTACAAAGTATAATTTCTATGTCGGGTGCTTGTATAAATAAGTCCGCTAATTCATCAACTACTATCAAATAATATGTTAGTTTATCATCTGTTTTTGTGTTATATTCTTCTATGTTTCTACAATTATTTTGACTAAGTATATTATATCTGTTTGACATTATGCTACACATTTTGTTTAATATATCAATTGCCTTTTCTGTGTCTGTAATTACAGGCGTTGCAAGTTGTTTTATATTCCTATATTGACTAAATTCGACTTGTTTTACGTCAATTAATATTGTCCTGAAATAATTTTTATCATATTTTCTAACTAATGAAGTTATAATGTTATTTAATATACAAGACTTTCCGCTTCCTGTGCTTCCTGCAACTAATAGATGTGGAGTTTCTAATAAGTTTAGTTGTATTTCTTCATTGTTTAGATTTTTACCTATTGAAGCGGTCAAACCTTCTATTTTATCATTTTTTAATTCTTCAAAATATAATATATCACGTTTTGACTTGCTACACTCAAAAATTATTGTACCGCTTAAGGCTTCAAAATCTAGTTTTATTTTTTCAGAGTTAATATATAGTTGTAATTCATTTAATAGGTTGTTTATTTTGTTTATTCTTGCGTTATTCTTAATTATGTAATAATATCTTGTTACTGCAAAACTATCAATTTTTTTAACATATTCCAATGTTACGCCGTAAATACTATAAAAATTGATAATTTTTTGTTCTGTTTCGGTATTGTTTAATATTTCAAGTTCTTTCATGTCCTCACTTCCTTTTTAATCAATTTGTTATAATAAATCTTCTTCTACAATTTCAAATTCAATATAGTCGTTCCAATTTTCTTGATAATCATAAAATAATATCTTGTAATCTTCTTTTGTTTTGTTGTCTGTATCTTCTACAAAATTAAAATCTTGTATATTATGTTTTATTTCTTCTTGCATTTTTTTCTTACAATCTTCTTTTTTATAAAATGCTCCATCAATCCAACTTGTGTTTTCTTCTCCACTATCATAATTATAAATTCTTTCAATTAATATATATATTTTCATTTTTACCACTCCTTTTTTATTAATATATTGTTATAGTTTTAAAATCTGTATTATTTTTGAATTTTTCAAATGTTTTACTTGTGTTTATTAAGTTTACAAGGTCTTTTTTTCTTTTCATTCCTTTTTCAAAAGGTAAAAAATGCGTGTTACTGTATGCTTCTATATCTTCTTTGTTTGCTATTGCATATATATCTTTGTTTTTTATAATTTGATATTTTTTCATTTTTTACGCCTCCTCTCTGTATGATAAAAATTTTAATATATTATCACTATTTTTCAAAGTTTCTTCAAATTTTTTTACTTTGTCAAAATTGCTTTTGTATTGTATTATAATATAATAACCTGTTGTTTCTCCATTTATATTGTATGCAAGTTTTTTTGCTCCTTTTTTTTCTATTTTTACTATATCTTTTTTTAATTTTTTTAAAATACTGTTTATTTCTGTTTCTGTTTCGCTGTTGTTTTTAAGTATAATAACACTACAAAAAACATCTTTTTTGTTTTCCTTTTCTTTTGCTTCTTTTTTGCTTGTTTCTTTTATTCTTGTATTACTTTTTATCTCTCTTTCGTTTACATAACTTTGTAATTCTTCAAAATTATTCATTTTTATTAGATAATTCCAGCTTTTATTTATAAAATTTTTAGTTTTTGCAAGTTGTATAATATTATAAAATAGCTGTATACTTGCAAAAAATGTATTTGTTTTTAAAGTTCCGCGATTTATTCTTAGTTCTATCGTGTTTTTATTTGTTGTATTAATTACTTGATAACGCCCTTTTGTGTCTTTTTCTTCTTTTATTTTTTCAATGTTTGTTTCTTTGTTTTCTTCTGTGTCATCATTGAAGAAATGACACCATCTAAAATTTTTACGCCTTGAAAATTGTTGTAATTCTTTTTTGAAGTTTTCTGTAATTAATATTATATTATTTATTGTATTTTCCTGTTCCGCTTCTGTTTCTCCTAATGCTTCTTTACTTGCATGAATGTGTAAACCACATTCACCGTTATTTGCATTATGAGATATAAACCCATTATTTGTTAATTCTTTAAAAACTTGATTTATTTTGTTTTTTCTTTCGTGCCATTTGTTTAGTGTCATAGGGTCGCTAATTATTTCAAAACCATGATTCGGTATGCTTGAATCGTGTTCAATTCTACAATATAGATTATCAGCTACAAAACAACTTGCTTCATTTAAACAACTTGAATCGGTGTTTGATATTTCCAACTCAACACCAAAAAACAATTTTTCGTTGTCTTTGTCGCTGTTTGTTTTTCTTTTAATAAAGTCTATGGGGTTATGATGATATTCGCAAATCGCACATTTATCTTCATAGTCTTTTATTAATTTTTTTATGTTTTCGCTTTCTCTGTTTTCTGCGTTTTTATAATCAAATTGACAATGATTATGATTTTCAAAACAGTCCTCGCAATAATCCGCATCATCATTTTCGTTATAGTGCAAATCCTCATAATAGTATAATTCGCCACAATCTGCACAATAGTAATATTCGCCATTTTCAATACAATAATTGCAAATCTCTCTATTATCTCCAGTTATATTCCTTCTATCTATTGAATGAATCTCTCCGCAATTTTCACAAGTGAATGTATATTCTTTCGCACAATCCTGACAATATAAAAAGCAATTATCCCCACACCAGATAGAGTCATCTGCATGTATCAATTTCCCGCACTCTTCACAATGACAAAATTCGTTTTCAACACAATCCTGACATACTGTGTCATAATCTGAATTATTTTCAAAAACATAATATATTTTTATTTGTCTAATTATATCATCTTTCAAATCTGATATATAATAGAAAGATTCTCCGCAATAATCACAAGTTATTTTTATTATGTAATATTCTTTATTATCAATTAATATTGTAGTAATATCATTTTCAAAAAGATTCTCAAAGTCATTATCTTTTACTATGTCTATAATATCATCAAATTGATTTAAATTTTCAAAATCAAATTCTTTTTTTAATATTTTTATAAAATTATCCATTTTCTTATTCTCCCTTACTCTTTTTTATGGTGTTATATATTCGCCATTTATTATTTTAAAATAGGCTTGCTATTGTTCCAGCCAATACCCATAATCCTGATATAATACTTGTTAGCAATAATAATTTAAAAAAATCTTTCATTTTATTTTATTATCCCCCTTTCATTTTATATTATTTCCTTTTCTTTCCTTATGTTAATATTATTATACACTCATTTTATCATTTTGTCAAGTGTTTTTTGAATTTTTTTTTAAAAAAAATAAGAGTTTTTTTGGTTGATTTTATTTTTTTTATTTTTTTCATTGCGTACCTAATACACATAAACCGCCCCCGCCCCCTATTTTAGAGAAACGGGGCAGGGTCGCGAAGTCATCCCCGCGAGCAAATTTTATCGCAACATTTACCCCAAACATTTTTTCGCAAATATTTTTCAAAAAAAGTATTGACAAAAAAGTTTTAAAGTGATATTATTTAATCATAAAAAATGCTAACCGTGTGAAAACCACAAAATCATGTGGCACGGACCTAATCGAAGAGAGTTGTCGAGTAGTCGGATACGATTAAAGGGGAGCTTTGAGATTACAGTAATGTAGTTGAAGGAGGAATAGAAGACCAAGGAAGAGGTTAGGGTGCAGAGTAAAATCGTTCAATAAGGTACTAGAGTTGTCGTGTCGGCAATAGACGCTCCTGTGGAGAATAAGCCTGTAACTGTTGGAAGTAGTGAGCCAGCAAGCAATGCAGGTAGAACTAAGGAACGGCATTTCTCGTGAAGTTCTTGAAAGGAAGGGAACTATAAGACATAACTAGGTTAAAGTAGCCAAAACGAGAGAAGATGCAGATTTTTTATTTTAGGTAAAGTAAAAAAAAACAACAATTATCTGAAAGATTGGTGAAATTTAAAGGTAAGCAATCCTTTATATGGTAGGCGAAGCCTTAGGGGGCTAAGCTAGGGCAAGAAGCTAGGAGGTCGCAACTCATAGCTCAGACTTGTCTTCATAATGACTGAAGAAATTGAAAAGATATTACAATGTAAGGCGAAGGTCTAGTATTTTTTATAAAAATATTCGGAGTTAGTGAAAGAAGGAATCACGTAGCAATAGAAAGCTATATTGTTTGTTCGAGTCAAACACTCCGAGAGTAATTACATATTCAAAGCGAATGCTAGGTAAGTGGAGAATAATGTAATAAGGAACAGTTTTTTATGTTTGATATAGTCGATGTATGAGCTCTCCTAAATGATTATGTATTGTCTATTACTCAACCGTGTATGTTATGAATGTTTTTTTTGCAAGCCAGCCTTAAGTGAAAAAGGCAAAGAGTTAAAAGCTCTGCAAAAGCCTTCCTAGTGGGCTTTGATATCTAGGTTAAGTCTTGATGGTAAGATGCGGGACTTGGATTCCTGAGATTGAAGGTTCGACTCCTTCAACCTAGACCAAGAAAGAGGGGAGTACTCTTAGGAGCTTCGATAGATGAAAACCCTATCAAAATAAGTTGTATGTAGTGAAATATTCCTTAATGTGAAAATCAGGCTATTGTCAAAAGGGTTAAGTTTGCAAACGGTATTTCATTACATAGAGTTTATAAAAAAAGAGGAGAACGAAGGAGAAAAGCGTGAAAGAGATAAAGAAGAAAGATAAAGTTTATGTAAAGAGAGAGATAATATATGGAGAAGGAAAGACAAGATATAAAGAAGGGGTAGTAGAAGGTATTTACAGCAATCATATTGTAGTAAGATTTTTAAACAAAAATGGAAGTAGTTATAAAGAGAGTTTTTATAAAGATGAGGTATACAAGAAGGAGGAGTTAAGTAAGGATGCATATTTATATTAGGAATCAAAAAGGAGATGGGCTAATAGAAAAAGGCAAGATACTAATAATAGGGTCAATAAAGAGGAACTGCATTTTTACAGGAGACAATGAAGAAAATCTAATACTTTTAGGAAAATATAAAGATGAAGAAACGGCGAATGAAGTATTAGGACATATAGTAAATAGGATAATAGCCCCAACAGAGAAAGAAATAGAAAGGAAGAATATATTTATAGATTTAAGTGAATTAGATTTAATAATAAATAAAGAAAGAGTGCTCTAGTAGTCGATATTAAAGAAGATATCGGCTGCTTTTTTTTATGGGAAAGAGGACAAATAAGAATGTGGAAACTGTGGAAAAGTATGTGGAAAGATATAATCTAGGAGGGAATAATGGAAGATTATACAGAGAATATAAGAAAGATAAGAGAGAGTTTAAAAGGAGAAATAGACAATTACACAAGAATAAGAAGAAAAGCGTTATTAAGATATTATTTAGGAAAAGAAGAAGAAGAGAAAAGTAAAGTTATTTATAATAAAGAGAGAAACGAGTTAGATTTAAGTAAAAGTTTAGAGATATCGAAAGAGCTAATAAGAGAAATAGCAGAAGAATTACAAAGAAATAGCCAAGAATTAGGGTTAGAAAAGATGCAAGAGTTAAATAAGTTAATGAAAGACAATTTTTATTATCTTTCAAGGTATTTATTTAGTTATTATTTAATTGCAGTTGAGTTTGGAATACCTAAAGAGAAGCAATTTTATGCACCGAGGGATATGGTATTAGGACCAATAGCAAAAAGATTAGACATATTTTATTACAAGCCAAGAGCTGTTTTAGCATTAAATATGCCACAGCGGAACGCGGAAAAGAGCAACCATTATCAAGTAAAATATTAACACCTACAGGTTGGATAACTATGGGTGATGTTAAAGTTGGAACAAAAGTTATAGGAGCAGATGGAAAAGCTTGTAATGTAACTGGAGTATACCCTAAAGGAATTAAAGATGTATATAGAGTAACTTTTGATGACCATACTTACGTAGATTGTGGATTAGAACATTTATGGGAAGTAAAGACAAGTGATGATAGAAGAAGAAAAAAGGAAGCTAGGATAGTAAATACCAAGCAAATGTTAGATAATTACATATTAGGTAAAAACGCAAAAAGACCATATCATAATTATTCTGTTAGATTGGTAAAACCAATTGAATACGAAAGTCAATTAACTAAGGAAGATTTGAAGCCATATTTGTTAGGAGCTTTAATTGGAGACGGTGGACTAAGTGCTGGAAGTTTAAAGTTTACATCAGCGGATGATGAAATACTAGATAGAGTTGAAGATGAATTACCAAAGACAGATAGATTAGTGTATTATGACAAATATGATTATGGTATAAAGAAGAAAAAAGACGAAAGAGATGAAAAAGGACATCTCTTAAGAAATACAACTGATTTAAAGTTAGAAGAATACGGATTAAGAGGGAAAACATCTGACAAAAAATTTATTCCAAAAAAATATCTTTATGCAAGTACTTATGAAAGATTACAATTATTAAGAGGATTAATGGACACAGATGGATGGACAGATAAAAGAGATTGCAATTGCGAATTTTGTACTATTTCTGAACAATTGTGTTATGATGTGGTAGAATTAGTAAGGAGTTTAGGAGGAAAAGCAAGTTATTCAACTAAAATTGGAAAATATAAAGATAAAAATGGACAAATTAAAGAATGTAAGAAAGTATATAGGGTTAATATATCTATTAATATAAATCCATTTTATTTGAAAAGAAAAGCTGAAGTATATAGTGAACCTCAATTTAATTATCAAAAAATGATAGTAAAAATTGAAAAAGTAAGACAAGAAGAATGTCAATGTATAATGGTAGATAGCCCAGAACATTTATATGTAACAGATGGATATACTTTGACACATAATACTGAAATTGGTAAAAGGTTTATGAGTTGGGTTATAGGAAAAGAGCCTGATTTGGCAAACATGATGGTATCATATTCCGCTTCTATAGCAAAAGACAAATTCTATAATGGAATAATGACAATAATTGATGATGAAAACGGAAATTATCAAAAAATATTTCCAAATTTAGAGTGTATATACAAAAATGCAGAGACAATGTCATTAGATTATACGAATGACGGAAGGAAGAGACCACATTCAGAGTATACGTTATATTGTGCTGGATTTGATGGTGGTATTACAGGTAGAACTAGAGCACATAATGTACTTTATTTGGATGACCTTGTAAAGAATATGGAAGCAGCAAATAACAAAGATGTAATGGACAAAATGAATGATGAATTTAATGCAACATTAAGAAAACGTATGCAAGGTAACTGTAAGATGTTAATAATAGGTACATTATTTAGTATAAACGACCCATTTACAAGGACAATAACATATTTTAAGGAAAACGCACCTGATAGAATAGAGGTAATAAGGCTACCACGGATTGAATGAAGAGAATAAAACGAATTTTCCTTACAAATATGGAATGGCATTAACAACAGAGCAGTTGTTAGAAGATAAAGCATTAATGGACACAGTATCATTTGAGTGTTTAATACAGCAAAATCCAATTGAAAGATTAGGAATAGAATTTAGTGAAGATGAGCTTTCAAAATTTGATGAAGAAGAAACTGAAGGAATACAAAGGCGAATAGCAGCAGTCGATGTAGCTTGGGGTGGTGGAGATTATTTAGCAATGCCAATAGGAAGTGAACATAAAAATGGAGATGTTCCTATAATTGATGTTGTATGTACTCAAGAAGCAAAAGAAACTAGTATACCAATGGTTGTAAATGCAATAATAAGGAATAATGTTTCAGAATGCTTTTTTGAAGCAAACAATGGTGGAGACATGTATGCAGAAGAAGTAAGACGTGAACTAGAGAAGAAACAATATAAATGTTATATCCATTGGGCTAAAGCACCAACAACAAAAAGCAAAAGAGATAGAATATTAGCTTGTGATGGAGAGATTAAAGGTTCTAGTATAGCTAAATACAGATTAAAGTTTAAAACAAGAAGGAGTATTATAGGGAATAAAATGTATAATAAATTTTTAGATTTATTAACTCATTACAATCAAAGTGATAGTATGATAGGAAAGAAGCAAAATCCTGATGATGTTCCAGATGCTTGTGCTTCATTATTAACAAATGTACTAGGAGTGCAAAGAAAAGGGATAGCCAGAAGTAGAATAAGTAGAGCTGATTTAGGAATTTAATATTGACAGAACAAAAATAAAAGTTTATAATTTATATGAAGAATAATCCCTTATTCTTTTTTCGAGCGTGGTTTTGGGTTTTTATTTTTACTCCCTTTTCCACGCTTTTATTTTTTTGCAAAAAAATACTTTTCTATTGACTTTTTAAAAAAAATTTTTTATACTTATATTGAGGTATAATATATGATAGTTGATATTAGATGTCCTAAGTGTAGTAAATTAGTTGCTAAAAAAGAAAAAGAAGCATCTAGTATAAATATTTACTTTTATTGCACTAGGTGTAAAAAAAATTTTGAATTTAATAATAGTGCTCTAGTAGCCGATAAGAAATAATTTTCTTATAGGCTATTTTTTTGATAAAAGGAGTGAAAAAATGATAGGCTATGGTAGAAGAAGAATAATTGATGATAGAGAAATTAATGAAGAAAATATAATCCAGATACTTATTGATGCTTTTTCTATACATAAACAAAATGTAAATGATATAAGATATCTAATAAATTTTTACAAGGGTAAGCAAGATATATTAAAAAGACCAGAAAGCTCAACATCTGGGATAAATAATAAGACGGTATTAAACTACGCTTATTCTAGTGAAAGAGATATAATTGGATATACTTTTGGAAAACCTATACAAATAATACCAAGAAAAGGAAAAGCAAGAAAAGACATAAAGATATTAAGTGATTTAATGGAATATGAAAACTCAAATACCGTAGATAATGAAGTAGCTTTACTTGCGGGGATAACTGGTATAGGATATTTTTACACATTGCCATCAGAAGAAATAACGAGTGATTATATGCCTGACAATCCAATATCTATTAATCATGCTGATGTAGAGAACACTTTTGTTATTCAATCTGCAAAAGTTGGAAATCCTGTAAGAATGAGTTGCAATTACTGGTGTGATAAGTATAATAAAAAGACACACTTTACATGTTATACAGATACAGAAATTTACAAAATTGAAAGTGAAGGAATAAATACAATAAATGTTACTTCAAATAAAAATAAAGTAACAAAGAAAAAAAATCTCATAGGATTAAATCCAATTCAGATGGTCCAAAACAATTTATTCTTAATGGGAGATTTTGAAGTAGCATTAAGTGTATTAAATGCGATAAACCAACTAGCTAGTGATAGTTTAAATGATGTAGAAAATGTAATCAAAAGTTTATTAGTAATAATAAATTCTGAATTAGAAGATGAAACAGTAGATAATGTAAAAAAGAATAGAATACTTGAGTTATTAGGGCAACCACGGAGCTAATGTAGATGCTAAATTTATTTATCAACAATTAGATGCATTAGGTGCTCAAAATTTAAGAGAATACTTAGAAGAAGCATATAAAACTATAATAGGTATACCAGACCGTAAGACTAGAGGCGGAGGCGGTGGAGACACAGGCGATGCTGTAAAATTACGTGATGGATGGGCTGATATAGAGATAGTTGCCAGAGTAAAAGAAGGTTATTTTAAAATGGCTAAGAAAAAGCAAGTTGCTGTTATTATACAAATAATGAAAGAACTTAATCAAGTTAGCGAAGATTTTAAAGTAATTGATTTAGACATTAAATTCTCAAGAAATAAAACAGACAATTTACAATCTAAAGCACAAAGTTATTCAACTTTTATAGGAACAAAAACAATTACTCCTGAAGATGCCTTAGAAATGTGTGATGTAACAACAGATGTTGTAGAAGTTGCTGAAAGAGGTAAGAAATATTGGGAGAAAATTGCTGAAGAAAATATGAAAAAACAACAAGAAATGATGAAACAAAAAAGTGAAAATGCAGGGGATTTACCTAATACTAGTAATTCAGCCACAAGTAAAACTTTAGGTACAAATTTTACTAATAATAAAAATAAAATAAGCCCTAAAGAAGCTGAAAATAACAAAAGACCAAAAGGTAATATTTAATTTGATATAATTTTTAAAATTATAAATTGCCAGTCCTACGTGGCTATATCTGTAGGTGAGATAATGCACAGAGAAGTGCTATAAAACGCTATCAATAAGAAAGGGAAAACAATGGAAGACGAAATCAAAGAATTACTTGGAGAAAACTACCATGATGGAATGACTGCAAAAGATGTTCAAGAAGCTTTTAACAAAATGCTTTTAGGAACAGGAAGATATGTTAATAAGGACAATGCTGATGCTCAACAAAGAAAATTAGAAGAAGATTATAAAAAGCAAATAGCAGAGTTAAATCAAACTATTAACAGTAAGATGACAGATGATGAAAAAATGAAAGCAGCTCAAGAACAGAGAGACAAAGAATTTGAAGAAATGAAGAAAATGCTAGAGCAATCTAAAATTGATGCAAGCCTATTAAATTTTAAAAGCAATGTATCAGAAGCTAGAACATTAGCTGGAATAGAGGATGACGATAGTGATTTTTCAAAATTTATTTCAAATGCAGTTTTGCAAGATAAAGAAAAAAATGATAGTGTTAGTAAATATATTAACTCTATTGTAAAAAAAGCTTATGAAAAAGGAAAATCTGATGCAGTTAAAGAAGGTTTAGGCAATATGGGAAAAGATGGTAAAGGTTCTCAAGGAGACAATGATGGAGAAACCGAAGTTGACCAAAAAATTAAAAGCATAATGGAAAATATGGCAAAAAAGAAAGAAAGCTATTATTTTAAATAAATAAAAGGAGGAATTTAAAATGGCAGTAGCAAATAGTGTAAAATCAAAAAATTACGCAAACGAAAAACAAATACTAATTGCACCTGAATTAGCATTTACAATAGGATGCCTAGTTAGTAACGAAGGTGTAGATGCCGATGAAAACGGTAGAAAAATAGTTAAAGCAGGAACTCCAGTTGGAGGAACAACAAGTGTTTTAACAAACAGACAAACTGTATTAACAAAAGGTGCTGAAAATGCACAAGGTGTTGTATTACATGATGTAGATGTAACAGATGGAGATGGTAGAGCTACTCTAGTTGTTGCAGGTTATGTAGATTTATACAAATTAGATGAAGATGTAGTAACATTAGTTACAAGTGCTACAGAAACATTAACAAAAATAACATTCCTAAATGGAAGTAAAAATTAGGAGGTAAAAGATAATGGAAATATTTGATTATATAAAAGCAAAAGCACAAGCATTATATTGGAATGAATATCAAGCAAACCAATCAGAAGCTCCATTTTTAGGAGATGAATTATTCCCAGCTGAAAAACAAGCAGGGTTAGATATGAGCTTTATTAAAGGTGCAAGCGGAGTAGCTGCAGTTCTATCTCTATCAGCTTTTGATGCAAAAGCACTTGGAAGAAATAGAATTGGTTTCAGCGAAATGAGTGCTGAAATGCCATTCTTCAAGAATGATATGAAACTTAATGAAAAATTAAGACAAAAATTAATAACAGCTTCAACAAATTCAAATTCAGCATACTTTGATGAAGTATTAAGAAAAATTTTTGAAGACAATATGCAACTATTAAAAGGTGCAGCAGCAACAAGAGAAAGAATGAGAATGCAATTAATTACAACTGGTGTAATCAGCATAGTATCTAATGGTCAAGAATATCAATATGATTATCAAATGGACGCAACACAAAAAACAACAGCTACAAAATCTTGGTCAGATAGTTCTGCTGATATAATTGCTGATATAATTGCAGCACAAGATGCAATTGAAGCAAAAACAGGTGTAAGACCTACAAGAGCTATTTGTAGAAGAAGTGTATTAAGAAACATAATGAAAAATGAATTAATTAAAAATTCTATATATGTATTAGGAAATGGAGCTGTAAATATTTCAGAAGCTTCAGCAAGAGCATTTATAGAAGAGCAAACAGGAGTTACAATTGCTGTTTATGAAAAAATCTACAAAGATGAAGAAGGACAAGTTCAATATTATATGCCAGATGATTTATTTGTACTTTTACCAACTGAAACAATTGGTAGAACATTATTTGGAACAACTCCAGAAGAAGCTGATTTAGTAGTATCTAATGTAGCAGATGTTGCAATTGTAGATACAGGTGTTGCTATTTCTACATACGGAGAAACAGACCCTGTAACAAGAACAACTAAAGTATCTGAAATTTGTATGCCAACAGCTGAAAATCTTGATAAAGTTGCAATAATTGATATAGCTGTTTAATGATGGAGGTGTCCACATGATTACAATAGTTAAAGATGGAAGAAAAATATTATGTTCTAAAAATACATATAAAAGTATGTATGAAAGATTAGGATATAATATATTAGAAAATAAAAAAGAAGCAAAAGAAGTAAAAGAGGAAAATAAGGTACAAGATAATACAGCAAGAGAAGAAACAATAATTAACAAAAGGATAAAGAACAATAGTAAAAGTAAGAAAGGAGAATAATATGTTTTGCAAAATAAAAGATAAATATTATGTAAAAGTTGCTAATTTTTTTCAAGAATTACAAGTAATAGATGATAATATCATTCCTACTCAAGGTGAAGCAAATAGGATTTATTCTCCAGTACCTGAATATAAGGTTGTAACTAGCGAAGAAATATTAAAAGAAGTTGAAAAGAAATCAAAAGAAAAGTTGCAAAAAGACAATACTAAAAATAAAAAATTTTTCTAATTTAAAGGAGAGAGGGAAATGAATGATTTAGAATTTAGAGCAAATGAAATTGTAACATATCTTTACACAAAAGTCTCAAAGAAATTAAAAAGATTAGAGTTAGATTTTGATGATGATGATATTTATGATGAAATTAGCAATGCTATTGAAGCAATAAATCTAAGAAGACATTTTGAACCAACTCCTTTAATTTTACTTGAAGATAAATATAAAAATTTAGCTTATGAACTATGTATTGCTTCAATGACAAAAGAAGGTGCTGAAGGACAAATTTCACATTCAGAAAACGGAATAAGTAGAGGATATGACAGTTCTAGTTATCCAGAGAGTATGTTAAGAAGAATAGTGCCTTTAGCAAGAATGAGAGGTTAATATTATGGTATCAATGACAAGAAATAAAAGAACTATTTATCTTTGCAAAAAAAAAGATAATTCTTTGGAATTTGAAGCTCCAATAGAAATAAAAGTCAACTATAGACCAACATATAGTTCAAATGATGTGTTAGCTTTAGGTAATAATTATACTTTATATCAAACAATAAAGTGTACTCCTAAAGTAGCTGAAAATTTCAAGTTTAATGATAGAGTATATATTAAAAAACCTGAAGATTTTAATAGTAGTTGCAATGATGCTGATTTTTATGTATACGGTAACCCTCTTATTACATTAAATGAAGCAGAAGTAACACTTAGAAAATTAAGTGGTGATTTAGAAGATGAAGAAAATTAGTGTAGATTTATCTACTCAAAGTATAAATAAATTAATAAATAAATTAGAAAGATTTAATAAAAACCTTGAAAAAGCTGATGAAAAAATTGTTGAAGAATTATCGAATTTAGCATTACAAGAAATACAAGAAAATTATTCCAGCACTCCATATAAAGATGGCAATGAAGATATTAGTTTTTATGCAACAGGAACTGAAAAAAATAAAAAAGTTGGAGTAATGGGAAGCCAAGTTTTATATAACGAATTTGGAACAGGAACTGAAGGACAAAATAGTCCACATCCTGAAAAAGAAAATTTTGGATTAAATCCTTATAATAGTGGAAGGACCATAAGACAAAATAACAATCCTAATAGTTCGGCAAGTAAATTAGGTATACCTGAAGGAGAATTATATTGGACTTATATGGATGGCAATGTTAAAAAATACACTCAAGGTATTCCAGCGGGTAAACAAGTTTATATGGCAGCAAAAGCTGTAAAAAAACAAAAAAATAAAATAATAGAGAAAGTTGTAGGTGATGCTTTATCGAAACTTTAAGCGACCAAATAGTCCATGATTTACAAGAAGCATTTTTAGAACCATTAGAATATGTTGACAAATATGATGAAGAAAAAAATAAATCAATAGACTATTCAAATATAATTATAAAAGATTATTATAAAGCTTTACCAAAACTATCATATCCACGGAATAGCAGTACAAGAAATAGATAATTCTGAAAATGAAAGATATACTGATAATGATGGCGAGCATGTATCAAATTTAGCTTATCAAATAGATGCTTTTTCAAGAAGTTTTGAAGATGTAGAAGCTAAAGATTTAGTAATTTTAATGGGAAATAGAATAAATAAAATATTAACAGGTAAAAATTACAGATTAACAAGGGTTGGTGCACCTACATTAGCACCATTGATTAGTGATAAAAGTATTATGAGATATTCTTTAAGATATGAATGTTCAATATTTTTAGATACTAATACTATATATAAAAGAAGTTAGGAGGAAAGTAATATGGCTATTAATTTAAGTACAGCTGGAATACATTTATTATATGCTGTAGAAACTACAGCAGGAACAAGACCAGCAACAGGATATGTTGATTTAAAAGGTGTAAAATCTATTCCATCTTTAAACCCATCACCAGACAGTTTAGAGACAACTGATTTAAACCAAGAGGAATATAAAACATATATTGATGGATTAAAAGATATAGGAGGAGCTTTAGAGTTTACATTCAACTTAACAAATGATTTAATAACAACTTGGGAAACTTTAATGACAGCTTATGAAACAGCTAAAGGAACAAATAAGTCTACATGGTTCTTAATATATATACCAAAATTAGACAAAGTATTTTACTTTAGAGGAAATCCAAGTAATCTAGGTATGCCAGAAGCTGCAGTTTCAAGCGTATTAGAAATAACTACTTATATAACACCAACAGATGCTCCAGAGATGGCAGCCGCACCAGAAGATATAGCAACATCAATAGCAAATAATGGATAATATAAAAAAACAAAGAAAGGGAGTAAAAATATGAATACAAAAATATCTTTTGAAAAAGATGGTAAAAAATATATATTAGAATATGACAGAAAGTCAATTGCCTCAATGGAGAGACTAGGCTTTAATATAAATGAATTTGGAGACAAACCAATGACAATGTTACCTTTAGCTTTTAAAGGTTTATTTATAAAAAATCATAAATTTGTCAAAGATGATTTTATAGATGAATGTTTTGATAACTTTAAAAATAAAGAAAAGTTAATTGAAACTATTGGAATTATGCTAGAAGAAACATACAAAACCCTAGAATCAAATTCTGATGATGAAGGAAATGATTTGGGAAACATAGATTGGGAGACAGTTTAGAAGAGATAAACAAGGTGGAGTATGTTTCCCTTAGTGAGCGTTTTGAAGAACTTTGCCCTATCTTTATGAATTTTGGCATGACATATAGAGAATTTTGGGAGGAAGACCCAACTATGGCTAGGCAGTATTTAAATGCTTTTAAAATGAAGCGAAAAAAAGAAATTAAAAATAAAGAGTGGGAAATATGGAAGCAAGGCATGTATGTATATGAAGCATTAATAGATGTTTCTCCTATACTACATGCCTTTTCAAAAGCAAAAAAACCTCTACCTTATCCTGAAAAGCCTTATGGTTTAAAGGATGATGACGAAGAAGAAAAGGATAAAATCACAAAAGAAAAAGAAGAGGAAAACGAAAGATTGAAAGCGACAGTCTTCTTTAGCAACTGGGCTAGAGCGACAAAAAAACAGTTTAAAAAGTAAAGAAGGTGATTAAAATAGCTGATATAAGTGTTGATAATGTAAATATTGAAATTCAAAGCTCTTCTGGTAAAGCAACAGATGGAATAAATCAACTTATTGAAACATTAAGTAATTTAAATTCTGCTTTAGGGAATGTTCAAAACAATGTCAATAAATATATAAAAGGAATGGAAAAAATAAGCAATGTTGGTAAACAAGTTAAAATGCCTCAAATTTCAAATAATTCTAATAAACCAGTATCACAGACACAAAAAGAAACTGATTATTTAAATTCTAATATTCCAACAAATAACAAGAGAATAGACAGTCCAAAAGGCGATGAAGGAGAATTAAAAGGAGTTCAACTATTACAAAAAAGATTAGAAAGTTTAACTGGAACTATAAACAAAACAACACAAAGAATAAAAGATATGTTTAAATCAATTGCACAATCAAAAATAGCAAGAGGAGCACTAAAAGTATTAGATGCATCTTTTGGAAATCTTGGAAAAAACATAAGCAATGCAAAAAGCAGAATCCAGTCATTAGCAAAAAGTTTTTCAAAATATGCGTTAGCTTTATATGGAATTAGAAGTGCTTTTTATGCAGTAAGAAATGTATCTAATGAATTTTTATCTAGTCAAAACGCTACAGCACAACAATTAAGTGCAAATATTTCTTACTTAAAATATGCATTAGGTTCAACATTAGCACCAGTAATAACTTTTATAACTAATTTAATTTATAGTTTATTAAAAGCTGTTCAATATTTAGTATATTATTTTGCAAAGATTAACATTTTTTCAGGAATAACAGCAAAGAATTTTGGTTCAGCAGCTGGAAGTGCAGGAAAAACATCAAAAGAATTGCAAAAACAATTACAATCTTTTGATGAATTACACAATATAAGTCTTGAAAATAATTCAGGCTCTGGAGGTGGAGGAGGAGCAGGAGGCATAGCTCCAAATCTGGATTTATCTGAAGTAGATACTAATTTTAAATATTTATTTGATGATATAGAAAACTGGGGTAGAAAATTAGCGGAAAAAATAAATGAATTATTAAGCAAAATAAATTGGAATGCTATATTAGAAAATGCAGAAAAAGCATCCAGATTATTAGCAAAAATATTAAATGATTTCACATATTATTTAGATTTTAAAAAATTGGGATATTCAATAGCACAAGGAATAAATACTGCTTTAGTTTTTATGGACACTTTTTTCCAACAATACAATTGGGGTGTTTTAGGTGGCAAATTAGCCGATGGACTAAATAGTATGGTTCAAACAATTCAATGGGATACTTTAGGAAGAACTTTAACAAATGGAATGAGAGCAACAATTTTAACTTTAGAACAATTTGTTATGCAATTTGATTGGATAAAATTAGGACAATCAGTAGGAGAAATGGTTATAAGTGCTTTTTATAATATACCTTGGGATAGTCTTGCAAATACTATTAATGTTGGTGTAACAGGAATATTAGACTCTTTCATTTCTTTTTTAGATACAGTTCCTTGGGATGATATTGGTAAAAAAATAGGAAAGACATTAAATGATATTAACTGGAGAGAAATATTATCAAAACTTTTTCAAGCCATAATAAAAGTTGGGCAAGGAATGATGTCAATGCTTTGGAATGGAATTTTTAGTGGAAGTGATACAGCAATTTTAACAGGATTGGTTGGCGGATTTGTGTTGTTGAAAGGTTCAATCAATGGATTATTAACAATTGTAGATGTTACTAATAAATTCAGTAAATTTATAGATGTTGCTGGAGGATTTAGTAAAATCTTACCTGCAATAAAAAGCGTAGCTACTACTTTAGGTGGAATAACTTTAATAGTTGGTGGAGTAAGTTTAGCAGTAACAAATTTTATAAATATGTGGAAAAATGGAGTAACCAACTTACAAGCTGCTTTAATGACATTAGGAGCAGTTTTAGCAGGTGTAGGTGCTGTTCTGTTAGGTGTTTCAGCTCCAATAGCAGCAATAGTTACTGGAGTAGTATTACTTGTAGGAAGTATTGCATTATTAACTAAAGAATTTGTAAGTAATAAAGCTCAAATAAAAAGCGTACAAAAAGCACAAGAAGATTATAACAAAGCAGTAGAAGATGCAGCTGAAAAACAACAAACTTATGAAGATGCTGTAGATAAAGCTACTGATACCTTAAAAAGATTAGAAGAAATTGAAAAAGAAACTGGTCTAAGTGGAGAGGCATTATATAAACAAGTAGAAGATGGAACTTTAACTTATGCAGAAATGACACAACAACAAAGAGAAGTTTATAAAGCTTATAAAGAAAATAAAGAAGCTCAAGATGAAGCAACTGAAGCAACTAACGCATATAATGAAGCAAAGAAAGAAGAAGTAAGACAATCTTTTGAAAATCAATTAGCTCTTGCAAAAGAAAGCGGAAATTATGATGATTTCAAAAAAACTGTTGTAGATGCTTTTGAAAAAGGAGAATTAAGTGCTGATGAAGCAAGAACTTTAATAGAAAGAAGTATGGCAGGAATGAGTGATGCTTCTGAACAAACTTTTACAGAAGATTTACCAGCTGATTTAAAAGAAGGTCTTGAGCCTGACAAATATTCTAGTGCAGCAGAAAAAGCAGGGGAGGCAATAAAAAGAAAGTTTGAAGAATTTAAAGCAGGATTTTCTATTATACAAGACTGGTGGAATGAAAAAGTAGCACCATGGTTTACTTTAGAAAAATGGAAAGAAATTGCAGGTAAGGCAAAAGATGGAATAGTTCAAAAATTCAACGAATGGAAATCATCTTTTCAACCAATAAAAGATTGGTGGAATGACAAGATAGCTCCATGGTTCACTATAGGTAAATGGAAAGAACTTGCTCAAAAAGGTGTTGATGGAATAAAGAGTGCCTTTTCAAATTTAAACATTAAAATTAAAATGCCACATTTTAGTTGGGGAACACAACCTGCTAGTGGTATGATAGCTAAAATTTTAAGTGCATTAAACCTTCCAACAAGTTTACCTAAATTAAGTGTAAAGTGGTATGCAGAAGGTGGTTTTCCAACAGAAGGAGACTTATTCTTTGCAAATGAAGCTGGACCAGAAATGGTAGGTTCTATTGGAAATAAAAGTGCTGTAGCCAACAATGACCAAATTACTCGTGCTATTGCAGAGGCTACATATCAAGCAATAAGTCAAGCTTTAAATGAAAATCAAGACAATGGGCAACCTATAGTAGTAAATATAGGTAATGAAACATTATACAAAGGTATAGTAAGAAGTCGAAGTCAAGCAAGTAATCAATATGGAATAGCATTATAGGAGGATAATATGAGTAATTTTAAAGGATATTATGTAAAAATAGGAAATTGTAATTTTACAACTCCAGCACCTAAAAGAGAGGGATTATTAATACTACCCCATATTGTTCAAACTGCTGATAGTGGGGTATTAGCTAGCGGTAAACTAGATTTAAAAGTTTTACCTCATACAAGAACAAAAATTCAAATGCAATTTCCAATAATGACATTATCACAATATATGTATTACTATTCAGTCATAATGCAAAGTATGGCTTTAACAGTAGAGTATTATAACGAAGGTATAGATGCTTATGAAACAGGAATTTTCTACCATAATGATATGCAGTATAAACCAATAAAATATAGAGGCGAAGAGATGATAGAAATGCAAGAAATTCATTTAATTGAACATTAAGGAGGATTACATGTATAAGTTAGAAAATAATGTAGAATGGACAGATGAATTAAAAAACGCTTTTAAACATGGAATAACTAAAGCAAAAATAATATATGATAATACAGAAATTAATTATGATAATGGAATAAAAGAAATTACATTAGAAGATAGTGTGTATGTACCTGATTTAGGATTCATTGGTCAAGCGGTGGCAAAGAAAGTAACTTTAACGCTGCTTGATAATGAACAAACAACAAATCTTGAAAATAGTGAATTTGAATTATATATAGGTGCGGATTATAACAATAAAACATACTATATAAATTATGGAAAATTTATTGTTAATGAAGTTCCTGAAAATGATAGTACAAATGGTACAATTCGAATTATTGCTTATGATTATATGATTAAGTTCAATAAAATATATGAAGACCAAGTTGTTTACCCTCGCACTCTTAAAGAATATCTTACTAATATATGTTTACAAGCAGGAGTCGAATTAGGTTCAGAAACTTTTTTAAACGATAGTTTTCTAGTAACAGATAATCAGTTTGAAGGAAAACAATTAAGAGAAATATTAAAACATATTGCAAAATGTGCTTTTAGTTGGGCTAGAATAGGTCAAGACAATAAGTTATATTTAGATTTTGATATTACTGAAAATATTGCTGATACATTCACAATAGATGATTATAAAATGGATGGTTATAAGAAAGCAAATGAATATTATGGACCTATAAACAAAGTAACTTATGGTGATAGTGATATTCAAGGGCAAGAAATAAGTGTTCCAGAAGTAGACCCTGAAAATGTGAAAGAACTTATAATAAATGATAATTACTTTGGATATACTTTAGAAAAAAGAAAAGAATTAATACAAGCAGGAGAGAATTTATTTGGGTTTACTTATATGCCAGTAACACAATTAGATTTAACAGGAGCAATATATTTAGATTGTACTGATAGCATTGAAATACAAGATGAAAATAAAAATTCTATAACAACAAGAGTGTTTTCACATACTATAAAATACAATGGAATTATAAGTGATACTATCACAACAGAAGGTATAAGTGATAATCAACAAACTTATGAAAATATGAATACACCAGTTAGTGCTACTAATAGAACTGAAATAAGTGTGGATAGAGCTAACAAAAGAATACAAAGTATAGCAAGTGAAATAGGAGATAGAAGTCAAAAAACAACAACAATAACTCAAGACATTGATGGAATTGAAAGCAAAGTAGAAGATTTAGAAGACTTAACTAAAGTCGCAACTGGATTAAAAACAGTAACTATATCCGATGCATACCCAAATGAATTGCCATTAGAAATACATATTTATGGTAATAATACTGTATTTGATTATCTATATCCTGCTGATGATTTATTCCCTGCTGATGACTTATATCCTTATGGAGATAGTAGAATTAGATTCTATAATGATAAAGAAGATAAAACTATTGAATTAGGAATAGAAGAAGTATTAAGAGCTAATTTAGAAGCAAGAGATGAATTTTTCATAAACAGCGAAGGTACAGTTAACTTAATAAGGAGAGTAAATCAAGATGGAACTACAAAGTCTGTACCAGAAACAATAGAACTAGGAAGATTGACTTTTACATTAGTAGAAGGAGATAACACATTTGAAATAGTAAATTATACTGCACCTATAGAAATAAAATATGCGACAAAAAGTACATATACTGATATATTTGCAACAAGAGTAGAAATGAATAGTTCTATTTCTCAAACAGCTGAAGAAATAAATTTAGAGGTAAGAAAGAAGGTAGATGAAAATGAAGTTATTTCAAAAATCAATCAATCTGCTGAACAAATACAAATTGAAGCTAATAAGATTTCTCTTGCACGGAAAAGAAATAAATTTAACAGGAGATAATACAACAATAACTAGTACAAACTTTAGTGTAGACAAAGATGGAAATATGACTTGTAATAATGGCGATTTTAAAGGTGATATTAAAAGCGGAAGTACAATAACAACACCTAATTTTAAAGTTGATGAAAATGGAAATATGACTTGTGGTAGTGCTAAAATAACAGGGGGAAGTGTTGTATTAGATTCTTCATCAAGTGATTATAGTTTTAGAATATTTAATAACGCAACAGGAGTTACTACTAAAGTTACATCAGATTCATTAATTGTGGAAAGCAATTCTGGTAAAGGAAGTTATCAAGATGGAGCAATCTTATTACAACAAGGAGGAAATCAGACTTCAATATCTGCTAGTTATGCATCTTTTGGTGGAGATGTGTATGCAAAGTCTTTTAATCCAACATCATTACAAGAAAATAAGAAGAACTTTGAGAAATTTAAAAGTGGATTAGATATAATAAACAATATTGATATATATAAATATCATTTTAAATCGGAATTAAATAATGACAAAAAGCATATAGGATTTGTAATAGGAGATAGTTATAAATATTCTAAAGAAATTACATCAAAAGAAAATGATGGAGTTGATTTATATTCATTTGTATCTGTGTGTTGTAAAGCGATCCAAGAGCAACAAGAACAGATAGAAAAATTAGAAAAAGAAATAAAAGAATTGAAAGGAGAAAAATAATGGCAGGAGAATATATAGAATTTAATAATCTTACGCAACCAGCTGTTAATGACACTAATTTAAATTTATTACAACGATATATAAAACAAGATATTCAAGGAGCTGTTTCTGGAGATACATTGCCAGTTGGTGCAATATTGCCTTTTGGTAGTGATATAATTCCTGATAATTGGTTGCTATGTAATGGTCAAGAAGTAAGTAGAACAGATTATTATCAATTATTTGATGTAATAGGAACAACTTTTGGTCAAGGAGATGGCTTTACAACATTTAAATTGCCAGATTTACAAGGAAAAATTCCTGTTGGACTAGATAGTAATGATGAGGATTTTGATACATTAGCAGAAACAGGAGGAGAAAAAGAGCATACATTAACAATTGAAGAAATGCCATCCCATAACCATAATGGCGGTTCTAATACTGATGGAATTGTTCAACATTTAACTACTATTGTTCAACCGTATACAGTTGTATCTAGAGGGACTTCAGGAGAAGCTTATAAATATGCAGCTTCTTCAGATGTAGGCGGTGGAGAACCACATAATATTTTACAGCCATACATAGTAACAAATTATATTATAAAAGCACAACAAAGTGCAGGAGTAATAGCAACAGTAGTAGATAATTTGACAAGCAGCAGTTCAACTGATGCTTTATCTGCAAATCAAGGTAAAGTATTAAAAGAGTTATTAGAAGGAACAGTATTATATGAAAGTGAAACAGGGTTAAATCAAAAAACTCCTATACCATTAACAGATACAGCAAGTAATTATAACAGAATAAAAATATATTATAAAAATGATGATGACAGTAATCAAGTTTGGAACACAGCAGAATTATTTGATGCAGTAGGAAAAAAAGCTACATTAGAAACAACGCGTCAAGGTTCAACGAATCAATATAAACACACAGTAGAAATAACAGTTGCCGAAAATCAAATTAATTGGGGACACTTTGGACAGTTTATTATAAATGGAAATGGTATATCTGATTATCATGTCGATTATCAAGGATTTATAAGAATTTATAAAGTGGTAGGATATAACTATTAAATAAAGGAGGAATAAAAATATGATGGTAGGAGTAGACAAAAATGGTAGATATCAAGAAATAAAAACAAATGAAAATGGAAATTTAGAGGTAGTTGTAACAGATGGAAGTGCAACTTCATCAGAGACAACATTAAATGCGAGTATGCAAAAAGTAGGAACAACAGCAACAAGCATTTCTATAAATAAAAAAGTAACATCAATAGACATAGCAAATTATAGTGAAAGTGCAAATATAACATTAACAATTGGAACATCAAATTATGTAATTGGAAATAACATAGCAACAACATTAGTAATTAATAAAGATGTAACAAATATATCATTAGTATCAACAGAAGCAGATACAACAGTACAAATTATTGTAAAAGGAGTTGAATAATATGAGCATTCAATTTATAAATAAAGGCGGAGGAATAGATACCTCAGATGCTACAGCAACAGCTAGCGATATATTAAAAGACAAAACAGCTTATGTTGATGGAGAAAAAATTACTGGTACGTTAGAAGTAGATAATACACCAATAGAAGTAAAAAACAGTTATACAACTAATTATAATTCTAATGGGGGTTATATTGCAGAACAAATAAAAAATATAAAACCAGTAAAAATAACAGAAGTTGGTTGTAATTATTTATTTAATAATTTTCATTCTTTAGAAGATGTTACAATAATATTTGAAATAAAACCAACAAAAATGAGATATATGTTTAACCAATGTAATAGTTTAAAAAATATTAAATTTATTAATTTAGATTCAAGTGAAGTTGATATAATGGATTATATGTTTTCTAATTGTCATAACTTAATAACAATTCCAGAATTAAACACTAGTAATGTTACTAATATGGATTCCTTATTTAATCAATGTAATACAATAAAAAATATTCCTCAAATTGACACTAGTAATGTTACTGATATGGGTAATATGTTTGGTAATTGTACGAATTTAGAAACGATACCACAATTAAATACAAGCAAAGTTACTAGAATGTATTCTATGTTTATGAGTTGCACAAGTTTGGTAGAAATACCACAATTAGATACAAGTAATGTAACTAATATGAGCAGTATGTTTTCAAATGATAGTAAATTAGAAACGATACCACAATTAAATACAGGTAATGTAACTAATATGAACAGTATGTTTTCTGGCTGTTCTTCTTTATCAAATGATAGTTTAAATAATATATTAGCAATGTGTATAGGAGCAACAACATATACAGGAACAAAAACATTAAAATGGATAGGTTTATCATCAAAAAAAGCTACCATTTGTCAAGGATTATCAAACTATCAAGACTTTTTAGACGCTGGTTGGACTACTGGATATTAAGGAGGAAATAATGGAAACAATAATAGGAAGTATAATTACAGGCGGATTATCCCTATTAGGAGTTATACTCGCAGTAATTGGTGGAAATAAAAAGATGGAACATCAACTAGATAAAAAACAAGCAGTAACAGACACAAAGATAGATGAATTAACAAGAGAAGTTAGAGAACATAATAATTTTGCTCAAAGAATACCTGTAAT